GATGGAGCTTCGCTCCCCGGGTGCTGCGCTGTTTTTTCTTGGTCTGCATTGCATCCGTATATTTGGTAGCCTCCACCAAATTGTGCAAATCCGAACACCTTATTTTTCCTAAAGCATTGCTTCGGATTTGTTTTGATAGTAGAGGAAGTCTGATTTCGGTCAGGCTTCCTTCTTTTCTGTGGCGAGTTTCAGCTCAAGGACAGCGGCTTCGATAATATTGTCGATCTCGGCGGTGTCGAGATGGAAACCCTTGCTGTTCAGAAATTCAACCACATAGGCTTTCTTTTCCTCACCACGGCCTGTGCCGACATAGATCATTTCTGCCGCTTCCACGGCGATGTTCACCCAAAACTTGATGGTCTCGAGCTGTTCCGCAGTCACCTTCGTCTTGATGTACGGAATCAGAAATGCGGAAACCAGAGAGAAAATGAGGGTCAGAATTGCGACCACAATCTGCGTCAAATCAACCATTGTAATATCCTCCTTGTTCGTTGAATGATTGCTCTGTCGGTTCAACCTTATAGTGCTTCATCAGCTTTATACGGTTTTCGACTTTCGCTTTGGCATAATAGAAACCTGTGCCTGTGGCGGTCTCTGCGGCAACCGCTGGAATGAGATATGCCAGCGGAGACAGATCGCAAGTTCTCCATATCATAATGAAGGTGAATACGATTACCGCCACATTCACGAAAGCCGCAACAACCAGTATCTTCTTTGAAAACTCCATCGGTGTCTTCCGACTTGTCCTCTTGCCGCTCATGGATTACACCTTCTTGGTGTAGTCCAGAGAAATCCAGCCAGCCCCGGATTTCAGCTTGCCCCACTTGGAAGCTCCCTGACCGTCTGCTTCGGCAACGATGGTGTAAGTACCCTTATCTCGGATAGCACCGTTCGTCCCGTAATTCGTGCCAGCACCCTTGCGGATATTCAGCACAGAGGTTGTCACCTTAACCAGATAGGGGGTGAAGGTAGAAGTGCCGCCAGAAGAACCAGCGGAACTCTGTGCGTCCTCCACATCAATCCAGCCTGTAACCTGTCCAGAAACACCGACATTGCTGGTCTTGTTGGTGATTCTGATTCTGCCGTTCACAACCGCATTGCTCCACACATAGAAAGTCCCGGTCTTGCTCGAAGACTTGTTCTTGGTGGTGGAAGACACATACAGAGGGGTATTCTTGAGGGTCAGCTTAGTACCCGCAGACAGCCCACCAGAGGACGGTGTAGAGGGCGTGGAAGGATTGGTAGGGGTAGATGTACCCCCGGCGTTCCCGAGCCGTCTGTTGACCTCTGCGGCGATCTCAGAGTGCTTGTTGTACAGGTAATCACCGGGGCAAGCCTTGTTCGCAAACCAGCGATGGACGGTCATGTTCTGCTTGTCCACTTGACCGATCAGAGACTTGTCTCCTTTCCAGAGAAGCTGTTTGATACCATTGCGCTTACAAATGTCCGTAACCAGATCAAGCAGAGCGGCATACGCTTTGTCAGTAACGGCATAGGGGTGAGTGGTGTCGCTCGCCACCTCGATAGTGATAGCACGATGATCGTTGGCGGCGTTGGAAGAACACCAGCTCCTATCCTTCTCGTCAACGGACAGACCAATCGAACCGTCCTTGCCGACAACATAGTTTGCGCTACACTCTCGACCTGTGGTAGCGAAGTAATCGCACCCCTGCTTCGCTGTCCATTGCCCCACGATACAGTGAATGGTGATCGTGTCGATAGCATGGTTTCTCGGCGAATTTTTGTTCTTGCTGATATTGGTGTATGTAACCAGCGGCGAATTGCTCATATTGACTTCCTCCTTTGCATTGTCATATTGGGTCAAGCCCCATTGCTCAATGACGGACATGAGATTGTCCACATATTTGAGCGAGGTGGCATAACCGTCAGCTTTGATGTTCTCAAGGTATTGCCGGGGGTCGGTAACTCCCTTGAGGTTTGCATAATTGGAGATATTGGTGAAATCGAAATACCCGATAACACCATTCTCCATGTCCTTGAACTTGCACCATTGCATAGAGGAGCTGGTGTAGCTCCCATCTGCATTTTGCTCGCTACCTACCTTGTTGTAGATACCGATACAGGTCTTGCACCGACCAGCACGATATTTCAACCCGAAGTAGTTATGAGCGTTTACGGCAAGCTCAGAAGTGCCGTAGGCACTCTCCAAAATCGCTTGAGCGATGATGGGAGAATAGACCTTAATGTTGTAAGAAGGGGCATACTTCTTCACATAGGCCGCAATCTGTTTGATAAACTCCTGCTTGTCCATATCAGACCACCTCCCTTACAGGAAAGAGTTTTCGTCTGAACATTTCTGATAAACCCTCTTGACATTTTTGATCGCCAGAGTAGCTTTGTTGTTTTCATACTCAGGGTGTTCGTCACAATACTTCTCGTAGCGAGTAATATCATCGAGAATCTGATCGAAATGTTCTTTGGTGTGTCTCTGCTCGTGAAGAATTTCATCGTTGAATCGAAGGATTCTATAACGACAGGTGGTGGCTTCGCTCTGCCCGATTTCTCTCGTAAGGACTTCCAGCCGCTCGATGTTATTGAGCTGTGCTTTTTTCACAGTATCAATGGCTTCCCAAAGAGATTTCTGAATGTCCAGACTTTGCTTGCGCCATTCCGGGTAGTGAGACGCTTGCTCGATAATCTGCTGAACCTTGCGCTCCTTTTCTTCCTCTTTCTTATACCGCTCGATCATGTGGTTTTTGGCGATGGTGTACAGCTTCCACACGAACACCAGAGCGGCAATAACGACTGCAACCGAAGCAACAGTCAGGTTGCCAAAAACCTGTAAGAACTCGTCCATAGGCGTAATCTCCTTATTGTAGTGTAGGGTTTATCGTATGGGGTCATTGCGACCCCATACGACAGCCCATGCGCTGAACCTTACTCTACGATAAGGTCTTCCAGCTCGAGGTCTACCAGAAGCTCACGCACCTGCGGCTTGATAACAGCGGGTACGCTCTGATAGGTTCTCTTGCCCTTTACGATAAGAGCGACATAAATGACAGCCATGTGTTCCACCTCCTTCCTCTTTACGAAAATGAGTAGATTTCCGAAAATATTGAGGAACATCTTACTGCTCCTCCAACAGCTTCTCGACTTCCTCACGAAGCTGTGCCGGAACATCGTCAATGGTTTTCAGCCCCTTGCGAATGAGGGCAACATAAATCTTCGCCATCTTACATACCTCCCAAAATCATTTCATACAGTTCAGCGAGAGCAACCTGAATGTCGGTCACGCTGTTTCCTGTTGCCACCAGAGCCGCATACACCTTCTCGGCCTGAGACTTTTCACGGAAAGCCAGATAGTAAGTACCATCAGGCCACTCCATCTGCTGAATGAAGACCATATCCTTGTAGGTCTTCTCGGTCTCACCATCGGAAATCGTCATGGTGGAGAGATTATCCTCGAAGATCGTCTCGTCCACCTTTTCGGTGCTGACGAAGTTGTCACCGTTTTTGCCAAGCCCGGTCAGCTTGCGACCATCGGCGAGGGTGATTGTGTACTGCATTTCGTTACCTCCTTTAACTGATTGAACAATGTATCCATGTTGCTTCTCTGTTGCCTACTCATTATGCGGTAATGGTTCTTGAACCAAGACTTATACCAGTCTGTGAACTCTTTTTCAGAGAGCTTCGGGGCAAGTTTCTTCATTTTCCTTCTCATTCCCGTCAACCGCTTTGGGTTGATTTTCTGAATAACCCTGCCCGTATCGGTGAGAGAATATTGGACTTGAAGGAATCGCCAATGCTCGGAGAGCTTACATACTCGTGTCTTGCGGGTATTGACCGTAATGCCTATTTCTCTTGCTATCTCAATGATTTCTTCCAGAAGCTCCAACAGGAACTCCTTGCTCTCGTGGATAATGTAGCTATCGTCCATATATCGCCCGTAGAACTTTACGCTCCTGACAATTTTTATGTAATTGTCAATCCGAATCGGATAAGCAATACCAGCGGTTTGTGCCACCTGATCTCCAATGTTGAGGTGCTTTGCCATAAACTTTTCGCCCGTAAGAAGCGACTTGTCTATGTACTGATAGACCAGAGAATTAAAGAGCCTGTTCATACAGTTCTCATATTCATCGTCCGTCATATAAGACACATCTACCTTCGAGCGGTCAACGGTCTTTCTCAACAACCACAGAGCGTGTTCATCATCGACATACTTCTCAAACAGCCTCAACAGCACATCATGTCTGATATTGTCGTAATACTTCGAGAAGTCAATCAAAAGGACATATCCTTCGTTTGACCCATGCTGTGCGTAATATCTGCGTAGGTGCTTCAACAACCGCCGCCGTGTGAAATCAATACCTTTTCCAACAAGGCTTGCGCCATTATCAAATATCAGGTACTTCTCTATGGCAGGGTTCAGAATTTCATCGCAGAGGGCGTGTTTCACTATTCTGTCTTGAATTTGCTCTCCTGTGATATGCCGAATTTTTCCTCGCTCATGGAGCATAAAACTGGTGGTAGGTAAGAACTCATAGCTTTTATCCTTGAGAGCCTTTTGCATATTTGCCAACTCAAGGAGATAGTTCATTTCAAACTTCTGCACCTGTGGCTTCCAATCACTACCTTTCCTCGCTCTTTTGTAGGCTTCATAAAGCGCATTTCCATCGAATATCTCACGCTGATAACCACAGTTCTCGTAAGAAGTGGTGTCGTGTTTTGTATTTACCATACTGGAAGGACAACCTCTCCTTTCTCTGTCTGCGAAACGCTCAACAGGCTATTCAATCGCAGAATCGAAATCGGGGCGAACGCCATTAGAGTTACTGGCGTTGTTGTAGTTCGCATTGCCGTTATTGTTGACATTGGCGAAATTGGAAGCGGAATCAGAGATTGCCCTCTTAAATTTGTTGTCGGATTTCCTCCAACCTTTGAGGAGGTTGATTTCTGTCTGTATCAAATCTGCAAAACGGAGGTACTTGTTCACATCGACAGGAAGGGTCTCGATAGCATACTGCAACTCCTGTGTCAGCCTGTAACATTGCCCAACCGCCCTGTCTTGGCGAATCCTTCGCTCAATCAGCTCCTCCATACAGGTAGGATAAATGCTGTTCGCTACGAAGATTTCCTCGCCGATGGTTCTCAGACAATCGACAACGACTTGTCTTTCGTCATGTATAAACCACTCGGCAAAGGCTTCGTTCTTCGTCTTGACCTTATCGTATCGGGCTTTTTCTTCGGGAGTAAGTTCCTCATAAGGTTTGCCGCTGAACATCTTCAATGCCTTGCTGTCGGCTCGCTCGAGGTCGTACCCGAAGTCTCTAAGCAGTAGATCGGTGATCTCCTTCCTCATTTTGTAGAAGTGATGAAACACCTCAAACTGTGACGGTTTTCGTTTTGCCTTTAATACTGACATTCAAAGAATCAACCTCCTTGTGCGACCCACAAGGGGTCGCAGATTTTAGGATATACAGAAAGCGGGGCGAACGCCAGCAGAGTAACTGGCGTAGGTGTAGGTCGCACGGCCGGCATTGGCGACAAGGGCGAAATAGGAAGCGGAAATCACATCACGCAACCACCAGCTCACACGATTGCAGATACGGCTCGGCTCATGCTGGAACAGCGGCAACTGGCTCTTTTCCACACGATAATTGTTCGGAATGGTAGTGCCATCAGAAACGGGACTAAACACACCATTGCCGTAGACCATGTGTTCGCACATCAGGTCAACCTCGCTGTCACACCACGCACCAGCGGACGCTCTGCCGTTTGCGGTGGCATTGGAAAGGTAAATACGCTTGGAAAGCACATGACCGCTGAAAGCCGCCTTGATCGAGGTCTTGGCCTGTTCCAGACCCTCGGTGTACATCTTCGAGCCTACATAAGCTCCCGTGGTGATGTTGGTATCGTTCATCACATGATTGTACAGACAGGTATCAGGGACGAGAACGACATGGTGCTTGGTGCAACTGGTATCGCCGCAGTTCAGATAGTAGTCGAAAGCGGCAATGCGGTAGTTCACACCACCGATAGTCCAGTAGTCACCGATGTACATATCATCGAATGTACCCGCAGAAATAGCGGAATACTGCGCTGTGGTTACGGAACTGCCGAGGGACTTACCCCGATAGATCGCATTGTGCGCTCCTGCGTTATTGAAAAGCAGAGGAGCAATCTTGGCTTCCGTGTCCTCAACTGCCTTTGCTTTGAAGTTGGCGAAAGTAATCTTTTTCAGACCAGTCCCATCGTGAATCGGAATCACATGGGAATCGCCGGGAGTGGTGATCGAACTCAGTTCGGTCACTTTCTTTGTTTCAATGCTGATTGCGCTCATTGGTTATACCTCCTTATATTTCCAGTCAGCTACGATTGCGAAGCCCAAATCATCGACCAACAAAGTGCCGCCATCGTCCACCGTGAGAGGAGCTGTGAAGTCATTCTTCAAAACCATGTGTTCAAGGGCAGACAACCGTTCGTCAAGCTCCGTGGTCTGATTTTGTAAACTCCCCGCAACATCTTCCGACAACTGGCCTTTGATGGTTGCAAACCATGTGTCGAACGCTTTCTTCTGCTCGCTTTCATACGAGGTCATGTGTTCTTCATAGGTCTGCTCGATTTCGGCAAGAGTGGAATCTCCTTGCTCTTTCAGTTCCGCAACATAGGTGACATAGGAATCGTACTCCGCATTGGTAAGCGCACGAACATTCTCAATGACCTTGTTCCCGGCACTCTCAAAGAGCTGTTTCTGTGTGGTGAAATATGTCTGGAACTCCTCATACAAGTCAGTCCCGCTTTCCAGCATGGACATGATGTAATTGAGGGCTTCATTCATTCGGTTTGCGTCCTTTGCACCGAAGAAGGATTTCTCCTTATTCGTGTAGACCGTAACATCTTGGAAAGACACCGTTCCGTCTGAATTATCAACCTGACTATACTTTTTAAGACCGCTCCACACAGCGTCCGTATAATCAGTAGGCAGTAATGTCCACGCCATTTACAGCCCTCCCTTCATTCCAAAATTCCATGTAAACATTCTCCTTCCTTCGTACTCATTCGTGAGCTTTTCATAAAGGTCGAGAATGGCACTTTCCAGTCTGTTCAATTCCTTAAAATCCATCGTGTTCCCGTTATCGACATAGACTGGAACATTACCATAAGACCTTTTCAAGCTGTTATTGTTGATGGTTTTCAGATTGTCTTCCAGAGCATTGATTTCGTCAGCATAGAAGAAATCCTTCGGCGTTCGATCACTCCCGAGAGACTGTATCGAAAACTCCTCGTACATCTTGATTGCCAGCTCACGAAGGTACTCGAGATTGTTTTTTATTCGATTGAAGTCAACGGCATTGAACCTGTCTCCGATGTAAACACCATCGACTGTTTCTCCGTTCCAATCGGTTTTAGGTGTAGACCATGCCATACTTAACCTCCCTTCCTTCGAGCTGTCACTCGTCCAGAAAAAGACTGTTTGAAGTTTATCGTGTGCCTGTAAATGTTCACCTTCATGTCGGAATAGAACTCATTTTCTTGGTACACAATATCCGTAACATCAATCTCCGGGTTTCCACGAGTGTCATATTCGTACTCAATGCCAGCGGAATAATACTCTGCCAGCCACTCTGCAAGGTCGTTCGCCATATCCATGTTGCTTATGAGAGGATTTTCCCATTTCACGGTTTTTCCTCTCGCATGGAGAGATTTTGTCACATAGCGTTCGACTATTTTGTACCTGTAACCCTGTACCTCGAGCCTATATTCGCCAGTCACCTTATATCTCAGGGTGACATAGTAGTTACCCCAATCAATAACATCAGCCAAACCTTCGGTCTCATTCAGCTTTGCGAAATACCCATAAGACGGGTCTTGAATGTAATAGGTCTCGACCTGTCCAGCCGTAACCTCAACATCTTCGCAAACCAAATTCTCCTCACGGTTGTTCTGCTGATAGGTGTAGCAAGGAACAATGACCTCTTTCACAAGCTCCTGCTTGATCGCTTTCGGGGAAGAAGTCATATCCCTTCGGGTCATAGTGAAGTCCGTTACATCGCTCAAACTGAAATAGTGCAAAACGATACGGTTATAGGATTCTGCGGTTTCTGTGAACTCAATCTTCATCACATCGAAATCATCGAAGTCCCTCAGAATTATTGTGGTTTTCTCAATCTCCTCCGAAGTGATGGGGAACTCGTTCACAAGATCGCCGTTGTTGTATGTGCGAATAGTAAACGCAGACGGGATAGAATTTCCGAAAACAAGCTCCAAACCGTAGTAGGCACGAATGGCTTCCATAGTGACCGTTATCACAGGGTTTGTAGAGAACTTGCGATCTGCGTTCGATACTTCCTTCGACACATATCCCGTATTGATGGAGGACGCTCCATTTCTCGGAAGAAAGAACATCGTTCCATCAACAGGGGTGTAGTTTCCAGCCAATGTCGCATATTCTTCCTTTGCGGAATCGTTCAAAACATTTTCCGCATTGGAGAACGATGTTTCTCCGTTCGTAGAGACAGAAGCACTCGGCATGAAGTTGGACTTGATTTGAACAGCTCCAAACCTTGTTTGCGTCAACACACAGCGACAAGCGTTTGCTATGATCTGCAATGCTTCCTTGTGCTTCACCCTCGGCATGGGATTGTTGGTGTATAGCTTCTTCAACCTCGGGTCGATATAGAAATCAGACACGCCAGCGTCAGACAGAATCTCTTGCGCCAAATCGTAGTAGCTCTTTCCAGACGCACTATACAGACCCTTCGAGTATTCAGAATCCATATTTCTGAAAATGTCTTGGCAACGAATTGTCGCTGTGCTATCATCACTCTCCCATTCAGAACACAACAGGTGGTTTCCTTGAATCCACTCGATTTCCTCAGAGCCGGGAAGCTGATAGCCATACATAATGTCCATTTCCTGTCCCGTTTCGAGGTAGTTTATTGCGGATTTCGGATTATCCACATTGAAATATCTGTCATAGTTCTTCAACTGAACGGTGAAGTCAATCTGAGGAACATCTGCCCCAATGGGTGACACATAACTGTCCAGCGCAGAACTCATAACAGAATCGTTGTAGTAGACCAAACCATATCCAAAAAGGATAGAGTAAATGCGTAACCGACTGGCAGGGTTTTTCATGGTATAGAACACCAATTTGATGAAGGTGGTATTTTCCAATACCTCCTCCGTTCTCCAATCGGATTGCGTGTTTCCACGGAACTCAATGGTTTGCCCGGTACTGCTCACAACATCGAAATCAACCGGGTAATTTTCTCCGAAATTTATCGAAAGACCTTTGAAGTCAATCGCTACCGTGTTCAAACTGATTGTCAGCTCAAACATGGCTTCCGTAAGAAGTTTCTCCGAAATGATACCCGTGTCGTAATAGCCGCCGCTCGAAGTTTTGCGAGGGAGGAAGAACATAGACCCGTCTACCTTCGTAAAATTCTCCTCAAGCGTGGCATACACCGTATCGTCAGGGTGTTCACCGAAGATGTTTTTCTGGTTTGAAAAATAGGCAAACTCACCATCGTCAATCGTTGCTTTTGCTTGGGCTTCCTGATTGACAAGTCCGAAAGAGATCATAATGTATGCTCTCTCTCGGAGGGAGGATTTCATGCTTTCTTTGTATGCCTTTGATACTTTCTGCATTATTCCCACCTCCAACGATAACCGCCAGAAGATTTCAACCTACCTCCGTTGGCGCAAATGCTAATACCGGCATGGTTGAAACCATCAGCGACAGCCGCTTTGAGAGAGGGATAACGCTGTAACACCTCACCCGTTTCTTTGGAAATACGAAGAATAGGTTTTTCTTGTCCTTTAGCCACCCTTGCATTTCTCGTCCCATAATTGTGATTTTCGGTATTTGTCAGCCATTCAAGATTTTCAACCCGATTGTCGGTCTTAATCTCGTTCTTATGATTGACAGTAGCCTTGTGTTCTGGGTTAGGGATAAAGTGTTCTGCTACAATTCGATGTACCAAAACACTTCTCCTGACCCCGTACAGATCGACACGAGCATAACCACGCTTATCCAGCGAAGGTTTCATAAGGACATACTCTTTACGGTTTCTGGAAAGACACTTCATATTACCCATGTTACTTACCATGTATTTTCCATTTGTTCCCTTTACAGGTACATAGATTTCCATAAAGCGCACCTCCCTTATTCGCCCGTGTCGATTAAATTGACCTTGCAATCCTTGTAGTGAGTGGGAGTACCGTCAGGAGTAACCCAATAGGGTTCTCCTGTACGGTCTCCGCAATACATTCTCACAGTCTTTCGACTGTTTGTAACCGGGTCGTTGAAAGTCACATAGACGAAGAAATTGCTGAGTATGCTGAGTATTCTCTCCCATTGAGCGGCTGTAAGCCACGGCCACTCAAGACCATCTATTTTATACTGGTCTCGTCCAACTCTCTGACCCACCACAGCACCGTTAGCGTCACGCCCGGAATCAACAACAGTAGTCACGATCACCTTCACACCTCGTTTGCATGGAGGTAACTCATAACCATTTATCGCTAAATAAGCCATCGCTACCCCTCCTTACTTGGTGAAACTATAACCGTTCGCTTTCTGCTGTGTCACAACAGCGTCCGAAATGGTACGGTTGCCAACCTGTACGATGGTCTGTTCCTCCTTGTCGGCCTGTCTCTTGGTATCGGAAGCAATCTCCTTGAGAGTGGGTTCCACATACTCTTGATAGAACTCCCGCATTGCTCTGGACAAACTTTCCTCGGAGTAAGAATTGTTGTAAGCTCTCTGCGAATCTTCATACACCGACTGAGCCAGAGCATTTGTCGGGTCATAACTGCCGCCCACCGTAGCGAGACTTGCGTTCATCACATCAGAACTTACGAGAATGGAACGGATAATAGCGTTCGAGCAAACAACCATCTGACTGTTTATCGTTCGCCAATACCCGGTGAACTGCGACATACCAGCCACCACGGCACTTTTCATTGCCTGTGCGATCTGAGAACGATTCAGAACTTCGGTCTGTCCGTTGATATGACCTACCATTTCAGCACCGTTCTCACCAGCCACAAACATGGAGCCGTGTAAGCCAGCGTTCGCCGTTCCGTTTGCGTACATGGGAATAGACTTCCAAAATCCGCTGTTTCCTTTGGCATTTATGTAACCGCCGTTAGAGAACATCTTGAATCCATGTCCCGTGTTGTAGCCGCCGCTCGAAAGACCGAAGAAGCTCTTGATCGAAGACCACCCGGACTTAAAAAGAGAAATGCCGACAGAAACTTTGTTTCCAATCCACGAGGACAGAGAAGACCATCCCGACCTGAAAAGAGAAATACCAACCGAAACTCTCGTTCCGACAAAACTGCTAATCGAAGACCACCCGGACTTAAACAAGCTGATACCCTGACTAATCACCGGGAGATACCCAATCCAGTTCTTCACAGAAGACCACCCGGACTTGACAAGCGAAATCGCTTGCGAAATTGTGGGAATATACCCAATCCAATTCTTTACGGTAGTCCAGCCGCTCTTGATAAGGCTGATTGCCTGAGAGAGTGTCGGGATATTGCCAATCCAGCCTTTGATTGTTGTCCAACCAGACTTAACCAGACTGATAGCTTGCGAGAGAGTAGGGATATTTCCAATCCAGTTTTTTACGGTAGTCCAGCCAGACTTTATCAGGTTTATCGCCTGAGACAGAACAGGAATGTCACCAATCCAGTTCTTAATAGTAGACCAGCCAGACTTGATAAGCGAAATCGCTTGGGACAAGGTAGGAATGTTGCCAATCCACTCTTTCACGGTGTTCCAGCCTGTTTTCACAAGGCTTATTGCCTGAGACAAAGTGGGGATATTTCCTACCCAATTCTTAACAGTAGACCAGCCCTCCTTAATCAGCTCGATACCCTGCTGAACAATGGGAATGTTACCTACCCATTCTTTTACAGTAGACCAGCCGCTCTTGATAAGGCTGATTGCCTGTCCGATAACAGGCACATTTCCAATCCAGCTCTTAACAGAAGTCCAGCCCTTCTTCACCAGTTCAACAGCCGTTTCGATGGAAAGACCGTCTTTGGTAGCGTCAGACCACCATTCTTTAGCCTTTTCCCACCACTCGGAAGCGGTGTTTTTGATCTCAACGACCATATCCGTTATAGGATTGTCCTCAATGGCTTCTCCGATAGGGTCAATGATGTTTTTCTTGACCCACTTGCCAATACCCTTGAGCGCACCAACGAGACCATTGAGCAAACCTTCGATACACATTTCACCGATTTCGATGAATACAGTAGAAGGAGAGTGAATACCGAGAGCTTCTTTCACACCATCGACAAATCCGCTTACGAAATCGCCAATGGCCTTTCCGATAGACTTGAATCCCTCTACAATTCCGTCAATGATGGATTTACCAACATCGACCAGCCACTCCCAACCGCTCTGAACTGCGTTCCAAATGGCTTCGGGCAAACCCTTGAACCACTCTGCGATTTTTTCGATGGTCTGCGGAATTGTTTCGGTAAAAAACTTGGGTAAGGTTTCGGTGAAGAAGGTCTTGACCGAAGTGGTGATGGTAGTCCAAAGGTTGGAGAACCAATTCGGGATTTTCACGGTAACGAAGTCAATACCAGACTTCAACGCATTTCCGAACCATGTGCCTACATCGTGACCCAAACCGTACCAATCGAAATCCTTGATAGGTTGCCACAAATCTGTAAACCATTGAGAGATTTCAGACGGAAGGTTTTTCAGCCAGCCGACAAAGCTGTTCCACAAATTCGGAATTGTGACCGTGAAGAAGTTTTTCAAAAACGAGGTGATCTCGTCCCAATGCTCGGTGATAAGGATAATTCCGTCAGTAATCAAACCAACGGCGAGACCAATGAGTGCGCCGATACCAGCACCAATCGGGCCACCACAAGCACCGATGATCGCACCAATACCAGCCGCCGCCGCTGTCGAGCCAGCGGGGATAAGCAGACCGTTGAGCCAGTTCAGCCCGTTCTTGATTGCGTCATAAATGCCGACAAAATATGCGGGTACACCAGCGATAATCGCCGCAATACCAGCTCCAATCGCCGCACCAGCCGCCGTAGCAGAACCGAGACCCAAATTGGTAGCCGCAGTAGCCAAAGCCTTTGCAACGGCACTATCCGCAAATGCGGTTGTTATCCAACCCGCAATGCCTTTACCCAACAAAGCACCGCCGCCTACTGTGAAAATACCGCCGCCAATAATCTGTGCAAAGTTCATGCTATTCAGTTCATTCCGAATAGCGTCCATAATGCCAGACCACTCGAGGGCAATACCAGCCACAGTAAAGCTGAGACCTATGGAAAGAGTTAGAGCATTGCCAAGTCCTGCTTTTTGCAGATTCTTGATTGTTTCCAATGCAGTCAGGACAGCACTCGATATTTTCCAAGTAGCAAGCCCCAACCCGATTGCTCCAACAGTAGTGAGAATACGCCCAAGACGAGTGTGAAGGAAATCGCTCCAACTGTCGATTTCATCGGTCAGACCGAGCCATTCCTTCATTTTCTCAACGATTTCGTCTACCTTTGAAGCGACAGCGTTTCCGAGGAAGTCATACTCAGGGAGATCAATCCCCAAATCGCTACCGCCAACACCGACACCAGAACCAGCCCCTCCGCTTCCAGAAGAACTGTCATTGGGAGAGATTATGTTCAGCTCGTCAATGCCAAGCATGGCATTTTTGAGCTTCTTCGCCGCTTCCGTAGCGTCTCCCAAACCGTCAGCCGCACTTCCAGCACCGTCAGCCAAATCGCCAACAGCGGAAGCTCCTGCGGAAATGCCAGAGTAATCGACCTCGGGTAATTCAAATCCGAAGAAACTGGCAATAGCACTTGCGAGAATCCGAAGAATTTTAGCCAGAGCGATTGCGTAGGGCAGAACAGCGTTCAGAGCCGGGATAAAAATATTACCCAACGCTCTCGCACATTGCGTCACTTGAGCTTGAAGAACTCTAAGCTGGTTGGCGGGAGCGTTAAGGGTTCTCGCCATGTCTCCCTGCGCCACCGTAACCTGTGTCATAATGGCGTAGTACCGAAGCTGAGATTTCTCCGCTTGGGTCATTTCCATAACAGACTTTTCAATACCAAGATTCAACGCTTCCTGTTGCAACCGAGCCACAGAGAGGTCGTAACCCAAACGGCGAAGCGGCTCAAGCTCGCCAGAAATACCAGACTGCAATTTCTGAAAAGCGTCTTCATAACTGATATTGAAGAAAGAAGACAGGTCGTAACCGAGCTGTGTCAGGTTCTTAGACATGAGGTATGCTTGATCGCTGGCTACGCCAAAACCAGAAATGATCGTATTGAACACACCCTGATTTCTCATCCATGCTCCGGGGTCAATACCCATCAATTCTCCAACTGCTTCGGCATATTTTTGAGCTTCCTCCGCATACTCACCCATAGAAACCGAAAACAGGTTCAAGTTCTCGATATAGCTATTGGATTCAGTAATCCAAGAAGCGATAATCCTCGCACCTGTTCTTACGGCATTGATAGCCATATTGAGCTTTGCCCACAGGTTGATGTAGCTGTTAGCCGCCCTGTTGTTCGCTTGCGGGATTGCGTTTGTAGCAGTAACAACCCGGCGAATATTTGTAGGCAATCTCGTAAAAGCGTTCGACACCGTGTTCAACTGATTTGCCAGAGGTGCGAGGGCATTGGACAACTGTTGTAACTGCGAAGTGAGAGTAGACCAATTCACAGAGTTAAGGGTCTGCGCCAACTTCGGTAACTTCTGCAACTGAGTAATCGTGGATTGAAGACCAGAAGCCTTACCAATCGCACTCAACGGCTGAATAGCAGAGGACAGCTTTCCAATACCAGAAAAATCCGCACCGTTCAAAGAAGAAGCGGCACTACCGATATTTTTGAGCTGGTTTCCGATAGAGGAAGAAATCTTGACGCTACCCAAATTCTTCAATTTCGACAAACTGTTTACCAACTTGTCGATTTTGTCAATCGAAGAACCGTCCACAGATTGAAGGGCGGTGTTGAGATTGCGTACCTGATTAGCTACGCTGGTAAGTCCCACACCGCCCTTTACTGCATTTTTGAGCTTAGACAAAGAAGCGGAAAGAGCGTCTATACCTTTACTCGCCGAAGTGGAACTCGATTGTACTTCCAGCTCGAGACTTTCGATTGTCGTAGGCATAAAAACTCACTTCCTTTCTCCAAACCTTTTGTTGTTCGCCACCATATACGCTTGCATATAGAGCAAGCCTTTCTGTGACTTTGCCTTTTCCTTTTTCGACTTCGCACTTTCCATCTTCTTTTCGGTGATGGGGTATGCTTCCTCGACATAAGGTTGCGGCTTTGTTCCTTTCTTGGCGAAAGCGTGTAGAACAGGAGCCACCCTCAAAAGAGCGTCATATATGTACATTCCTTGAAGCCATGCTTCTTGATTGACACGCTCTTTGCGAAGTTCTTCCGCTTTGCGATAGAACTTCACAAGGCAACAGTCTTTGTCCCAATACTGTTCTTCCGTCATTCCTATTGATAAGTAATAGGGGAACTTCTTGTAGAAAATGTCCGAATAAGGAGAAGGGGAAGCGAAGCGATTCTCACGCTCGCTTCCCCACTCAGCGGACTTATCGTTGGACAGCGAATCACTTACCAACTCGCTGTCCAGTTCAGGTTTCCCTCGGATTCTGCGGGTTCCTCGACCAGAGCCATGATCGGTTCGTTGTACATTTCAGCCAGCTTGCCGATCAGCTCCTCCTTGTTCGTCAGCTTCGCAAAGATCGCATTGATAACTTCCTTCTTCTCGAAGCGATGATGGGCGAGAAATGCGCCCTCGAAAAGAGCCGGGAGAGTGGACATGGGCTTGCTCTCAACCTCTGCGGCGATAAAGCCCTTCTTCTCCATTTCGGTCACGGTGCGGCGGGTGTACTCGAGGGTATAATCCTTGCCGTTATAGGTGAAATTCAACTGCTTTGCCATGATTGTTTCCTCCTTGAAATTCTGGTTACGCCCCTTCGTCCATGCTGATAGGAGTGGACGGGGCAATGGTAATGGTCATGTCAACAACCTCGTTGACACCGCCGCCGACAGGGAATACGGACAACTGACCATTGAACTTGAACTTACCGTCAGAGCCAGTAGGAGTAACGGTATCGCCAGCTTCCGTACCGCCGAACCAGACAGCGTACTCCTTGTCCTGACCTTCCAGAGCTTTCAGCTTCTTGTAGTCCGCGAGGGTGTAGTTGGAAGTGAACTCGAGAGCGTCAATGCTCTGAATACCGGGAATGTAGGTCTGCATTTTGTCAGACAGAGTGGTGGTTTCCAGCATTTCGGGAGTGCCGCCGAGATCGGGGAACTCTTTAATGTCAACTACCTTCTCCCATGCGGAAGTGTTTTTCTGCATGAGGAAAATTTTATATGTGCTAATAGCCATGATTCATTACCTCCTGTAAATGACTTTATTTTTCGATACGATAGCTCTGTACCGAGCCACCATGCGATAAACGGTTGCGTCCTCCTCATTGGGAACGGGGTTGAGAAGCGTCCGTGTGAATCCAAAGCTCTCCATGAGACTGTCGATGAAGGAAATAATCTCTTTGCACTCAGCTTTTTTGCCGTTATGCTTATTCGAGTAAACATTGACCTCGTAAAGCAACTGTGCATGATTTTCGATACACTCGGTTGTTCGAGTGTTTCTATAAATCTGATTATCGACTTCAACGATTGAAGCACATGGGAAAGAGGGAGGAGATTTGACATATTCGCCAGTAAGGAAGATTTGTGAGTATTTTTCACGAACCTTCACAGAAATGCTGTTGAATATTTCTGTCTCAATGTCAATCACACGAACACCTCCTTTGCGATTTGCTGAATGTCATTGCAAACGGAAGTTACAGCTCGTGCCATAGGCATTACTGCGGGAGTACCACGAGTGAGTTTCAGTTCTCCATCTTCGTAAAATCCCCACACTTCCTTTTTTCCGTTTCCTTTCCCGAACCCGCCGATTATCATTCCGAGTTCAGCACCGTTCGGGTGAGGAGAAGAACCGGGAGAGCCATTGTGATATACACCAGCGCCAAACTCGACCCATACTGCGTCCTCGCCACTTGCGATCACCACAGTAACAGAACCACGATTGTTTACAGACACATCGACCTGTGCAAATCGTTGACCTCCTCGAACCAGATCGTCCACAACCGCCCCGGCGAAGCCCTTTCTCGCTTCGTCAGCCAGCCTTTCGGCAACCTTATCTCGAAGAAGCTCTGTCTTTCGTTGAATCTCTCGTTTGTAGTCAGCCAGTTCTTTAATGGCTCTATCAATGTCCTGCTCGGAGAGTTTGAAAGATATTTTCTTCTTACCCACGGACATTCACCTTGCTTATCGCGATGGAAACGCTGTTCAAACTCTTGGCAACCTTCTTCACGATATAATCGTGAGGAGTGATAACCTCTCCCTTGTCGTTGAGCTTTAATGCCCCGAAATCGTCCACCAGAGGAACGATGTCTACCCACAAAACCGTATATTCGTTGATCTGCGGTGCGCTATTATCCATGACAATAACCTTGTCGTAGGCTTCGCTTTCTCCGAACTGACGGGTTGTGGTCTCACCCTTTGCGGCAGAAATATTCGCCGAACAGCTCTCAGGATTTTCGTACCGAAGTTCGTACTCACCTGTCAGGTTTCCGTATTCATCGACTTTGGGGACTTTATCTTTGTACAGCGCATAATGGAATTTGCTTTTGTTCCTCAGCATTGTTCTCATTTGATTACCCCCACATGAGGAGTAACTACTCTGAGCATTGAAGCGGGAATGTCGGCATTTTCGTAAGAACGAGAAATACCATTCTCAGAGTGAGAGGTCTGTCCCTCCGCACCTCGTTTGTTGAGCATATAGGCGGCGATTTCACATTGAAGCGTGTCATATTGAACAGGCACTTCCGTAACGCTTGGGTCATACGGATATGCCCTCGCAATGATCTTTCTCCCCGCCAATTTGAGGTAGGTGGACAGAACATCGTCCGTGTCGGAGCCGCCGACCATAGCTTTGAGAGCAATCAGCTTTTCTTCATCGTTCAAGTTGTCCACCTCCTATTGCTTACTTGCCAGAATCGGCCTTTGCCTTATCGCCAGCGTCTTCCTTACCGTCAGACACTTCCTCGATGAAAACCCTGCCGAAACGGTTTTTGCCGTTTGCCAGCTCCTCGATACGGGACTTGGAGAGCTTGATGTTGGTGGCAGGATATTCGTCACCAACGGCATAGAGCCTGTTATTGTCCTTTGCGTCCCGGAAAGAACTCACCACTTTATACATTTGCTACGCCCTCCTCTCAGACACTCGGGGTAACGGTGATCTTCACCGCTTTGGTCTCGTCAGTCAGAGCGGCGAGATAATACTTGCGGGAGAAGATGGTGTTGAGACGGGTATTCGCCGCAGTCTCGGAACGGTTGTTGGCAGTAACCTGCTCAACCTCGACACCCTTCTTGTTGAACAGGGTGACGGCTTCACGAGTGCCGATGATGATAGTGCCGGAAACAGCGTCCTTCTTGGTGTACAGGTTCACACCGGCCACAGTGCCGACATAGCCGGTACGGGCAAAGGATTCCACATACTTGAGGTCTTCCTTCAAAGCCTTACGCACCTCTGCCATGTCAGCCGCATTGACGAAACCGAAGATGTTTACACCCTCAATCTGCTCAAGGTTCAGCTTGGCAACAGCGTCAGCGAAAGTGCCGAAGCCGTAATCAGTGGCGGCAACCGCCAGAGTAGCCTTGTTGAACTCGGCGAAGATGTCCTTGTTGACGGTGTTGAACATATCAGTACCCATGTGGCGAACGCCGACAGGAACCAGCATGGGGTCGGTCATAGCCTGCTCGTCATAGTACTCGAAGCGGTTCTGAGCCAACAGGATTTCATACTCCTTGTCGGTGTAGGAAACCTGAATGGTCTTGGTGTTGCCAGCACCCATAGCCAGCTTCTCAGTACCGTCAGTAGCCTTGTAGACATTGACCTTGCGTTTCATACCAGCCTGTCCCACCAGACTGTTATCAACAGTGCAAAACTGTTGCAAATCAAGGTGGGAATTGTACTGGTCTTCCACCTCATTGGAGAGGTAGAAGTTGTCGTAGATAGTATGAGTAAATGCCATTATTCATTACCTCCATAAAGTTCTTTGTATTTCTCCGGGTACTCCGTATAAAACTTGTGACGCTCCGCAGGGTTGAGTTTGCGGAATTTTTCGAGCGTCATGGTTTTACTGTCCCCATCGGGGGTGGGCTTCGGGGTATCTTTAAGGGCTTCCGCACGAATCTTCTTGCCGTAGGCTTCGAGGTGCTTCTGCTGGTTGGCAAAAACCTTTTCGGTATCGCCGTTCGCCATAGCTTCGGCAGTTTCAGCGGCGAGCTTTTCCTCATAACCCATCGCCAAGAGCTTTGCCTTGTTCTCGGAAACAGTAGTTTTATGAAGCAGGGCTTCATAATCCTTTTGGAGCTTTTCACGCTCCTCCTGTTCCTTCTGCTTGGCGGCTTCGTCTTCGGTCAGCTTGGCCTGTAACTGCTTCTTCTTCTCAGCCAGCTCAGAAGCGGTCTTGTCGAAAACATCTTTCTTCACATAGCCGCTGTAATCAGGGTCAGGGGTGTCATACCCCTCCAAAGCGGCGATCTTCTGTTCCGGGGTCATGTTTTCGTAACCCTCGATCTTCGATACATCAATCTTTGCCATACGAAAGTCCTCCTTGTCTTTTTAAGTCTTCTGTGACTACATTTGCGATTTAAGGTTTCTCTACCTTTTGCGATTTGTTAAGGCGGTTTCTCTACCGCCATATTTGAAGCGGCGAACCGCTCAAACATCTGTTTTTCCATTCAAGGGATTGTTCTCCTCGGAAGGAGTAGGGTTCTTTTTGGCAAGAGCTTCTGCCTTTGCCTGTTGCTCCTCGTAATACTTCATGCTCATGGTGTAAGCACTTTCGGAATCAGAGAACATACCGCTGTGCTGGAAAGCAAGTTGCGGGTGAATCTTAGGCTCTTGGAGCATGGAAATGAGAACCTGAGATTTACTCTGAATTGCTTCGTAATTTCTCCGAGTGAACTTCATGTCAATGTCTTTCAGATAAAGATTGACATTTCCGAGGTCTCTGCAAATCCGAAGAACCAGTTTGAGCATTTTCTTCTCGGAACGCTTGAACACATTCTCGCTATCCTTTGCTCTCGCTTCTGCGTCAGACCAGCCATCACGAAGCAATACCGCAGAGCCAGTATCGCTTGTAGAAGCACCGCCGTTTCTGTTAGGCATACCGCAGATTGTGAGGACAGCGTTGTAAATATCGTCCTTGAGCGTCTGCGATTGTGTCTGATTCAGTTCGGAAGTAACTACTCCAACATCAGCGGATTGCCCGTCCACGGACTTCACTTTGATTGCCCCGAGCTGTAAGAACTCCTCGTATTCCTCTTTGGTAATATCGCAGTTAATAAACTTGATGAAGGCTTGAACCAACTGCTCAATACCGTCCAGTCTATTGCTGTCGATTTTATTGATAGCGTCCAGAAGGGGAAGAACGATCTCAAAAGCACCCAACCTTGCGTTGTTTGCGGGGTACTCAAAAATCGGAACCATGTTGAGAGCATGGGGCTTCGACTTTTCCTTGTTCAGAATGTCACCGTCAACATGAAAATACCGATTTTCGGTGTAAATGGAGAAATGGAAGATTTCATCATCGTCCTTGCTGTATTTGACAGCCATGATAGGCTTGTTCCCGATCTCATTGGAGTACACAACGAAGGTATCTCTCGGGTCGAGAGTGTACAGTTCAAACGGTGCTTCGTCTTCCTCTCTCGGTTCATCGGGAAGAACAAGACGATATGCCGTTCCGCAAACCATCTGCCATTCCACAAGCTCCTGATCTTGAGCGGCCTTATCTTCCGCAAACATCATTTCGTTCAGAGCGTTAATCTGAGATACGATTTCCTCGCCGCCCTTGCGACTTACATACTGGATAGGCTCTCCGCAGAGATAACCAACCTTGAAGGAGACAATCTCATTCGCTCGGTTCTCAACGATTTTGTTGCAGATTTCGGGACGCACATCTTTCTTTCGGCGAAGGATAGGCTGATCGCCACGATAATACTTCCACAGGTAATCAATCTCGCTACGATTGATTGAATGGGTTGCCATTGCTTTGTTCAGAACATCGACCACATTATCCTCGGTGATTTCCGTAACGCTCGTTTTGATAATGCGTCTGCCAAACATAACCCGTGTTTCGTTGAGAGGTTTGCTCTCGTCAACCTGATTTGCCACGATTGCCCCTCCTCCTTTCCCGAAAAAATAAAAATGGGCGCATAATTGTTCGAGGACTGAAACCTCGTGCAATCATGCACCCATAAAATCGCTATATGATTTTCTACACACTATAATACCACAATATATAGTGCTTGTCAACTGTACAATACACAAAATATAGTGTTTTAGTAGAAAAAGTGTGATAGAGCAATCCTTTTGCTATTACCACGGACGCTTGAAGACCTCAACCTTCGCCGCTCCCAAGCTCTGAGCGTACTCCGCAAGCATAGCCATTCCGTCAGGAACATCATCGTGCTTATTCTTACCAGACATGGTATAAGAGCAAAGCATATCCATCATTTTCCCATAGTCAGACTTTTTCTGATAAAGAGAACTGTCCTTGAACAAACACCGCTCTTTGACCCATGCGCTGTTGACGATGATTTTTGTTTCTTTGTTGGCGGTGGTGAACTTTGTGGTGATCTTGGTGATACCGCCTCTCTTTTTCACCTCGTTCTGTATCTTCTCGGCAACACGACCTCCCGCAGAGTTCGATTCAAAGCGACAGCTTTTCACCTTATCCCTGACAAGAATCTCGGTCAGCCGAGCGTCAACGATGTTCGGAAGTCCGTTATCACATACACAATCATCAATGTAGTAGTCCTGACCGTAGACATAAGCAACCGGGAGAAAAGCATAGTCAGTACCTTTGTCCTTCGTATCACAAATGCCGATAATTGCGTCAGGTTCTTCCGAAGGAAGCTCAAAGTAACGGCGGAGCTCGTCTTGAGAATACACAAGACCTTCACGCTCGATAGGCTCGTTCATGTACAATGCTCGCCAGCTCACATCGTCCATAATGTCTCTCTGTTCGTGATAAAAGCGTGTAGAGAAACCAACGCCATACGCATAGTCAAAATTCGATTCATCGTTTTCGTCCAATGCGGGAACGACAATGAATTTCGCACGATCATTGTCAGCGTACTCTCGCTCAAGTCTGCCAATTACATCATGGACAGACCAGCGTGTAGCGATATGTAACTCTTTGCAATGATCTCCGATCTTACGCTGTCGAAGGTCGGTGGTGTAGGTCTCCCACAGCTTGTCCAATCGCTCCTTACTCAAAGCGACTTCAATACCAGACACCAAATCGTCACAGTACAAAAGCGTAGCCGCACGATACAAACCCGCATTACCCGTTCCGATAGAAGTGAACTCCAATGTCTCGAAACGCTGACGCTTATCGAGGTCAATGCGGCAATCCTTCGCATTGGTATTGGACACCTTCACGGCGGGAAAAACATCATGCCAGAGGTAATCTCCGTCCTTGTCCAAAATTCGCAGACATTCATCGTACACACCTCGAATAAATGCGTTGGAGTGACTGCCCGTAAGCATGGGGTCATTGGGAACCTTCCCGCCGAGCCATGTGAGGTAGAAGATCGCCAGCGTGGTTTTTCCGCTACCGGGAGGAAGGGAGACTGCGAGCAAGTCCAATTTATCATCGGCAAGCTCTTGTAGTGCGTCAACCACTTGCTTTAATACAGGTCTCCGTGGAGGATAAAACTTCTTCTCAGGCTCTCTGTTCCATTCGATGTAAAGCAAATAGGAATCAAAGTCAAACGGTGCGACGGAGAGCAAGACCTTTTTGTGAAGCCCAAATAAAAATCTCAACATCTTGTCTTCTTTGGTCTTCGGAATCTGATTTTCGATCACCTGAGACAAGAGCTTGAGATATTTTACGGCGAGAGCTTCGTCTGTTTTCATTGCTTCCTCGCACATATAGTACAAATCTTCGTATGCCTGACTGCTATCGGGCTTCTTTTTGATTACAGTCAGAATTTTCTTGAGCAACTTTTCCATACATACCTCCAAACAAAGAAAGGGTGCGTTACCGTTCAGAGATTTCTCTCTGTGCGATAACGCACCCTTTTAGGTCTTCCTGAGTTCCACCGCCAGCAAGATTATTCCTTTCACCAGCCATTTGACTGCGTAGAATATTGCAAGCGGTATCAGGAAAAGAAATATCAAAAATCCTTCTAAGAAACTTTGCGGAACTCTCATAGGCTATTCCTCCGAAAGAGAAACAGACACGGTATCGTTTCCCGTGATCTCAATAGACACTTCCGATTCATCGTCCAACTGGAAAAGCCACACAATGTCTGCGGTTGTGCCAGCCTGTATGCTTGTGTCACATTGAGCATATCCGTTTGTCCTTTCTCCTGTCGGAACGAGAATCGACAGCTCGACACCATTCTGAAATGCCTTTACAGATACCCAATCTGCCGGGATAGCCGTTTCTTCGCTTCCGTTGGTATATTGGGTATAGACAGCAATGCACTCGTATTGATCGAACAGCTCCACTTTATCAAATCCGACATAGGAGATAGTGTGAACTGGTTCTACACCGCAAGCGGATAAAGACAGAGTAAGCAAAACGGAACACAATATAACGCCAATCTTCTTCATTTCACACCTCCAATGGGAGTATAGGGGTATGGACACCTTGCACCCAACCCGTATCTCCATATTTGTACTGCCCCTCATAGAACTTCCTGTTTGCAAGAATCCCTCGAATGGTGGAGGGCTGGAACCTCTTTCCCTTACGGGTTCGATAGCCCTTGTCGTAGAGAATGTCACAAATGTCCGTGAGGGGAGTGTGCTTCACATCATGTTCTCTGAAAGCAATCTCCACAATGGGACGCTCTTTCGGGTTCAACATGAGAACCCCATCGACAGCATAATATCCGTATGGCTTATTGCCGCCAGAATAGCCGCCACATTGAGCTTTGAGAGATCGCCCTTTGCCAGTACGCAGAGCGATGTTTTTCCGTTCCTGCTCCGCAACAAACATCAGGAGAGAACGATAGATGTTGGCGAAATCGTCTCCCTCTGAAAAATGCTCCTCGGTTGACAACAAGGCCACATTGCGTTTCTCCAATGTGTAGAAATAGTAGAAGTACAGTTTCGTGTCACGAGCAACACGGTCATTCTTGAACACAATCACAGCGTCATGGTGCGGTAGCTGATCGGGTTGATAGAGAATCTTATCAAGCTCGGGGCGATTGTCCTTCGCACCGCTGATTGTGTCCGTCAGCCAACAGACAATTTCATAACCGTTTTCATGAGAGTAGGAGAGAATGGCCTGTTTTTGAACCTCAATGCCGTATTTATCGTCAGCGGATTGCTCCTCCGTGGACACACGGACATAGCCAATCGCCTGTTTCACGAGATAATCACCTCCTCTTATCCGATATGGATAACTTTTAACGCTTATCGTGTTGTACGAAGTAGTGAAAGTAGTTCTTTTTCAATTTTTGCGAGAATTTCGCCTATAAAGGGGTCTATATAGTGAAAGTTTACGCAAAAACCGATTTTCAACTACTTTTACTACTTCTCAGCCCTCGGAACATAGGTCAACTCAATGTCATACCCAAGTGCTTCGAGCATTTCCACGAAGGTGTTGTTCACGATACCGTCCTTCTTCTTGATGATACGGTTCACATACTGCCCGGTCGTGCCGATGGTCTCGCCGACCTGCTGTTGGGTCATGTTGGCTTCAAGGCATTTCACCTTCACATCAAGCTCAATATTGTTCTTAACCATGCGGTTTTTACCTCCTTGTAATGAATTTGGTTATAGTATAGCACTTGTGACAATGTTTGTCAACACAAATCGGATAATAAATTATCTTAAATGAGGTCTTTTTATAATTTTGGGGTACTCGAAGCACTCCCTCCCCCGGCTCGGGCGGTGCTGTGTCCCCCTCCGGGGGATAGCAACCCGCCGCCCGTTCCCCCGGCTTGCAAGCTCTGGACAACCCGCCCCGTCGCCCGTTTGCGGCTATTCAACAGAAAAAATTACAGTCTTCGGGGCAAGGTGTAATTCCTGACCGGCAGTATAGTCTGCGAGCAAAAGCTGATATGGTGCAATTCCATAACCGGCGGTAAAGTCCGGATGAGAGAAGATATGATAAAACAAGTCCCGCAGGGAATCCCGTCCTGCGGGCTGTTTTAAATTCAGGCATATCTCACAAAAAGGAGATTT